AACTGAAAACACAAATTTATACTATACAGATACAAGAGCTAATTCAGCTATAGATGCTAGAGTAACTAAAGCATTTATTGATGCTCTTGGAATACAAGCAAATACTGTAGCTGCTAATTCAGTTGCACTAGGAACTGATACTACAGGTAATTATATTCAAACTATTACAGGAACTGCTAATAAGATCACTGTATCAGGAAGCGGTAGTGAGTCTGCAGATGTAACACTATCACTCCCTGATGATGTACAAATTGCAGATAGCTTAACAGTAGCAGGTAATCTTACTGTTAATGGCACTCTAACATCCTTAGACACAACGAATCTTGATATAGAAGATAACTTATTCCAGCTTAATGCAGGTCTAACAGGAAGTCCTGTTAATGATTCAGGTATGCTTATTAATAGAGGTACTTCTGATAACAGCATCTTTATGTGGGATGAGTCTGTTGATAAATTTACAATGGGTCTTACTACAGCAGATGGTAGTGCTACAGGAAACATAACACTTAACTCACTAGGAACTTTAGTAGTCAATGTTGAGGGTAACTTAACTGGAGCAGTTACTGGAACTGTATCTAGCCTATCTAACCATGATACTGATGATTTAACTGAAGGCAGTAATCTTTACTATACCCAAGCAAGATTTGATTCAGCCTTTACTGCTAAGTCTACAAGTGATTTATCAGAAGGCAGTAACCTTTATTACACTGATGCTAGATTTGATACAAGACTAGCAAGCAAAGATACTGATGATGTATCTGAAGGCACTAGCAATCTTTACTATACAACTGCAAGATTTGATTCTGCATTTGGTGGCAAGTCTACAAGTGATTTATCAGAAGGTACTAATTTATATTATACAAGTGCAAGAGCTAACACTGATTTTGATACAAGACTTGCAACAAAAGATACTGGCGATCTATCAGAAGGCTCTAACCTTTATTACACTGATGCAAGAGTACAAGCTGTTTCTATAAACAATGTTGTAGAAGATACAACTCCACAACTAGGTGGGAATTTAGATTTAAACTCAAGCGATATAACAGGTACTGGTGATATTAATATTACAGGTACTATTACTTCTTCAGGAAACATAACAGGTACACTAGCTACAGCAGCTCAACCTAACATTACAAGTCTTGGTACGCTTACAGGATTTACCTCAACAGGTATTGATGATAATGCTACAGGAACAACAATTCTTATAGAAAGCGATAGAAATGTAGGTATTAATACAACCTCTCTTTCAAGCACTAGTGGTTATGGAACTTTAAGTCTTAATGGAACAACTGGTGGGCAATTAGCATTTCAAACAGGAGAGACAGGAAAACACTACATTTACTCAACGTCTACAGATTTAAATATTTTAAATACTGTTGCAGGTAATATAACTTTTGGCACTTCTAATACTGAAAAAATGAGAATAGACTCATCAGGTAACTTGTTGGTGAGTAAGACTGGTACAGATACTTTAGGAACAGCAGGACACGAGTTACACAATAGTGGTATGGCACATCACACTAGAGCTACTGGTACTGTTTTATATTTAAACAGAACTGGAAATGATGGAAGTATTATTGATTTACGCAAAGACAACACAACATTTGGAAGTATTGGTAGTCGTGGTGGAGCTGTTAGTTATATTGTTCTTGACCCAAGAGCATCAGGTGCAGGTTTAACAGCTACAAATGATACTATTTTACCAGCAGATGAAACAGGAAGTCCTGTTGATAATAATACAGATTTAGGTGGCTCATCACTCAGATTCAAAGACCTCTACCTTTCAGGTACAGCTAATGCATCAGGATTATCAGTAGACGGTGGAACAATTAAACTTGATGGTAATTATCCAACTGGTACACATAATGTAGCTTTAGGTAATACAGCTCTAGATAGCTTAACAAGTGGTGATTATAATACAGCTATTGGTAGTTCTGCTTTAACAGATAACACTACAGGTTCGGCTTTAATTGCTATAGGTTTTCAAGCTCTAGAAAATACAACAGTAGATACTGATACAGTTGCTATAGGTACTAATGCAGCAAGAAATGCAACTTCAAGTAGCAGTGTTGTTATTGGTTCACAAGCTAATAGTACAGGGTCTATGACTGGTGATAACAATATCTTAATTGGTTATCAGTCAGGATTTAATATGACTTCAGGTGCTAACAATACAGCAGTTGGTAAAGATTCTTTATTAGCAAACACTACAGGAGATGAAAATACAGCAGTTGGAGCTTTATCTTCAGATGCTACAACAACAGGTGGAGAAAATACATCAGTAGGTTATGCTTCACTTACAACAAATACTACAGGAACTAGAAATACAGCACTTGGTAAAGATGCAATGTATGCAAACACCACTGGTGGTTCTAATGTAGGAATAGGAAGGTCTGCATTAGCAAATAATACTACAGCAAATCATAATGTTGCAATTGGTAGAGAAGCAATGTGGGCAAACACTACAGGTAATAGCAATGTAGCAGTAGGTGCTTTCTCTCTTGATGCCAACACAGTTGGAGATCGGTGTACTGCTGTTGGCTATCAAAGTTTATCTGCACAGAACCCTAGTAGTAATGCTGATATGTACAATAGTGCATTTGGTTTTCAAGCAGGTTTATCAGTAACTACAGGTGTGCAAAACACACTTATAGGTTCACTGGCAGGATATAGCATTACCAATCAATCAAATATTACAGCAGTTGGTAATCAGGCTTTAACAGCAAATACATCAGGTCAAAGAGGTACTGCTGTAGGTGCATCAGCCTTAGCATCAAATACTACTGGTAATTTTAATACAGCAGTTGGCTTTACAGCTTTAACAAACAACACCACAGGTTACAACAATGCCGCATTTGGATATCAGTCTATGTTGGTAAATACTACAGGTGTTAACAATAATGCATTTGGTGGAAGCACACTACAAAGTAATACAACAGGTGCTTCAAACGTAGCAATGGGACATGGTGCTTTAAACTTAAATACTACAGCTTCTCAAAATACTGCTGTTGGTTATTTTGCTTTACAGGCAAACACTACAGGTGGTTCTAATACAGCAGTTGGTAAAAATTCTTTATTAACAAACACGACTGGTAATAATAACACTGCTGTTGGTGTAGATGTTTTAGAATCAAATACCACAGGTATCTACAACACTGGTATGGGTAGATTATCTTTAGGTGCAAACACCACAGGTAGTACTAACTCTGCATTCGGTATGTATTCTTTAAGGGCAAATACAACCGCAGATAATAATACAGCAGTTGGATATAAAGCTATGTATTTAAGTAGTACAGGTGCATTCAATACAGCAATGGGTGCTAATACTTTAGATGCTAATACTACAGGACAATATAACACAGGTATTGGTAGCCTTACTTTAACAGCAGCTACTACTGCTAATAGCAACACAGGCGTTGGTTATGCAACTTTACTGACTAACACAACAGGTACTGAAAACACAGGATTAGGAACTCAAGCTTTATATTTCAATACAACTGGTAGTCAAAATACCGCAGTAGGTATTAATGCAGGTTTTTATATTACTACTGGTTCTAAGAATACTATTCTTGGTGGTTATAACGGTAATGAAGGTGGATTAGACATTAGAACTTCAAGCAACAATGTAGTTCTTTCAGATGGCGATGGTAATATTGGACTATATATAGATAATGCTCAAGTTGTTATGAGAGGAACTACATCTAGAACTATTGGTAAAGTAGGAGATGTAAACGCATTAGGAATAAAAGGCAATTCAGGACCTTCTAACCCTATGGTTGTTTTTGATGAATCAGACTCTAGTGTTGAAGGCGGTTCGGTTATTTTAGAGTTATGTTTTTCAGCTGATACTGCATTTAGCACTTCTTATTACGCACTTTTTGGAGACAGAGATGCTACACAGGGAAGTATTAGTGGTGGTGGTGGTGGAACTGTAGCTTTTAATACATCTTCAGATTTAAGATTAAAAGAAAATATTGTAGATACAAGTAGTCAATTAGACAAAATAAAACAAGTACAGGTTAGAGACTTTAACTTTATAGGTTACGACACAACTGTTACTGGTATGATTGCTCAAGAGCTAAATGAAGTAATACCTGAAGTTGTAACAGAAGGCTTAGAAGATTCTACAAGACATCCTTGGGGAGTTGACTATGGAAAACTTACACCTTACTTAATCAAAGCAGTACAAGAACTGTCTACAACAGTAGACGAATTAAAAGCCGAAATACAAACTTTAAAAGGAGAATAATATGGCACAAACAGTAAGCGAAGTCTTAACAGCAGCAACAGATAGCGTAACACTTATCAACAGTGTAAACGGTGGAAGTTATGATGTTGAAGACATGGAGCAATCAGAAATTAACGATATGGTACAAAGAAATGTTGACCATTTAGAAATTATTTTAGCGTATGCACCTATTGATGAAGATGATGAAACACCTGATGTAGCTGGCAGTGATGAAGATAAATCTGCATTTAATGATGCAATTTCTACTGGCAAAAGTTACATTGAAAATAATTCTTAGTATATAATTTAATTTTAATAAACTTATAGGAGAGACTAATGAGTAATGAAGAAAATAAAATGGAAAACCAAGAACCAGTAATAATTACATTTAATGATGTTGAGTACAGAGCTGCTGATCTAAATGAAGATCAAATGGCTATTGCAGCTAAGTTAAATGTTGCTGGTAAGAAATTAGCTAGACTTCAAGAAGCCTATGATGACTATGTAATTACAAATGAATATAAAAACATTTGTATTGAGTCATTTGATAGAGCTGTCAATACTGAAGAAGCTGAGGTAGTAGAGGAAGAATAATGGCTGCTCGTAAGACTGCTAATGATGTGGCTGCTGATCTTGCAAAACATGATGCAGTATGTCAGGAACGCTGGAAGACTATTTATAGAAAAACTGATGATTTACAAGCATCAGTCAATAGTATGAAGGGTTGGCTATTAGCAGGTCTTACAACAATACTAATTAGTATGTTTACTTTAGTCCTCAGAGGTTTAATTTAATTTTAATTAATATATGATAGACAAACTTATCGAACCAGTTAGCAACATACTTGATAAATTTGTTGCTGATAAAGATTTAAAAACAAAACTATCTCATGAACTTGAGAAGGAAATAATTTCGCTTAATAAAGCACAATTGGAAGTAAATAAAGTTGAAGCAGCACACAATAATGTATTTGTCTCAGGGTGGCGTCCTTTTATTGGCTGGGCATGTGGTATTTCACTCGCTTATCATTTTATTATAGAACCTATTATTCAATACACCCTTATAGTCAACAACATTGACTACAACACCCCTGAGTTTGATTTCAGCCAACTATCTACAATTGTTATGGCAATGCTAGGAATGAGTGGCTTGCGAACTTGGGAAAAAATTAAAAAGTAATATGTTAGACAATGTAAAAGAAATGCTAGTTAAGCATGAAGGCTTGCGAACATTCCCATACAAATGCTCTGAAGATAAATTAACAATTGGTATAGGTAGAAACCTAGAAGCAAATGGCATAACAGAAGATGAGGCTATGTATCTGCTTGATAACGATATTAAAAGAGTCATAGACAGCCTAGACAAGCACTGGCATGTTTGGAGAAGTTTCCCTGAGAAGGCTCAATTAGTTTGTATTGATTGCACCTTTCAAATGGGCATAACAGGATGGATGGCTT